CGGACAACCTGGAGAGAGATGGAAAGAATGAACGCGTCGAGAAGGCTGGAGATGGGCTTGAGCACAGAGATGTGCTTGGAAAGCGAACGGTTCCAGACAAGACGAAGAATGAAGGTACTGATGAGAACGTTAAGAGCGAAGATGAGAAGCTCGGTAATCATCTCGGATCGAGACTTGGCGTGAGTGACCTCGTGAAGCATTTTATTACATACTGATATTTTTTTCTAGGCCAATTACAAATGAAAGCCCTTCCCCTGAGTGGTTCGGAAAATAGGTTTACGAACAGGAGGTGGTCAACACCAAAGGGTATTGGGAATAATAATTGTTATGCCTATGCTGTGGGTGACTACGAGGCATACAGGTGGCAAAAATCAATACCCGGTGACCGTTCGGGCCTTTCTAATGGTAATCATACCTACACCCATTGTACTGGACTTCCTAAACGCGTTATTTCCGATAATCCTAAGAGGGTGTACAAAGCGGGTGCAAATGAAAAATGTAAAAAGGGTTATTTCAAGGTTATGATGTTTGTTTCTCCTGGGAGACCGATGAACTACATTCGACAAGGGGATTTCCACTTTTACAAACAGCACGGGATGGTTGAATATAAAATCAAACCTGGAGATACTATCAAAGCTGTAGCCAAATTCTTTAAAGTTCCCGAATCACGAGTAAAGAGGGGTGGTCAGTTTAAGGTTGGTAAACGTGTAATTTTTAAGGCTAACGTTTTCAGTCACAAGCGGGGCTGGGCGACTGGCCCGCTTCTCACTGATGCTAAAGGTAAAGCCATCACTGACCCTCGTAAAGCTTCGAGGGACTACCCAGGTTTAAACTACGAGAAATACTGTAGTTCATTCTGCGTCAAGGATACTGGAATCAAAGTCGGCAAGACTCACCCCAAGATCCGCTAATATACTTTCAACGTCTTCTTGTTGATCCACATCAAAATTAATATCAAATAAATCTAAAACGTCAAATATAGACCCCTCATTCAAGGACACAGAATTAGCCGTTGCTGTGTAATTGTTTTGTATAGTGACTGTAATTTTAAATTGTGAAGCATCGAAAACTTTCCTGCATGTTGGGCATGTATTCTTACCTTGATTTTTCCATTCCTGTAGACAGTGGGAATGAAACATATGTCCGCATCGAAGTGGAGGGTTTATTCTCGTACACTTGACTTCACCTAGACATATGGCACATGTTGACATTCTACAAGATGGTATTAAAGTTTTTTCGTGGATTTAGCTCAGTTAGTAAATACCGGGCATTTTGAGAAGAGGTTTATCACAGGTATTGCAAGGACCCTTACCCTGCTCCGCCTCTTGGATCTTAGTGACGAGCTGGGGTCCCTGCTTCTGGAGAAGTTGGCGGTAAGAGTAGTTATCCTCGAAAGAAATTCCATTTTGCTTCATGACATAGTTGTTAAAGAGCTGGGCTGACGAGTTTATGGTGAAACACCGACCATCGGCCATACCAAGTCGTTGCGACATATTTGTTACTATAGCATTAGAATTTTATTTGTCTATTGGTAACTGTTCTCATCCAAGAATTAAACCCTTTCTCCCTTAGTACTTTGATGAATGGTTCACATTTGTATCCCAAATAAATATCAAACACGTCAGTCTCTTCTGTGCGTGAGACCCTGATTTCGGGTTTCTCGTTGATATGCTGATTAATGGTGTTATAGGCAAATGCAATCTCCTTCAGTGTTTCTGCACCTGTGATGATAATCTTACCGGTACTGAAGATACTGCACGTAATTTCCTTCATATCCTCTGAAGGTTTAAACTTGATCTTCACAGCGGAATACCTATCCGGTTCAAAGGAAACCTTGAAAATGTCGTCATACTCCTCGAACCAGTTCGAGACGAGATGGAGGTTGATGTTGTAGTTGAGGCTGAAGTTGGAGTTTATCATGACCACACGGAATGAATCCAATGGAACTTCGATTTTCAAACCCAAAAAGGTTTTGAAAATATGAACGAGCTGTGTGATGATGCGTTTGCAGTCGAAGAGATCACAGCATCCAGCCACCTGGATCGAACCGTTAGGGAAAACCTTCACAGACTTTGTGCTGTAACTGTCGTGATACGTGAGAGTCACTTGGTTATAAAACGTTGTAGGTTTGAGCTTCCACTCGAAACCCTCAGTTTTCGTACCTGATCGTCTCATCTTATACGAACCAATTTCTTCGAATAAACCTCGAAGTCGCTTTATATCAATGGTCTGGATAAAGCTTGATACCATAGTGATGGTTGTAATTTTGACCCATGAGGGTCGGGTCTCGTCGGGGAGAGCTTTTCGTATCTCATCGAGAGTGAGGAGATACGAAAAGCTATTATTTGCAATAGTTGAGTACATTTTTGGACATACTTTTTATAACGTGGGTGGCTCACTTAGGCCTTCGTTTAGGGAATTGTGTATTCCACAATGGATGGAGTCGGACTACCTTCGTTCGCACCCTTCGCGGTCGTCAAGACTTCTTTACCGTTTTCCTTAATCGTCCATCCCGCGACATACTTAGGCCTGAAAGATTCAATTTTGAACTTCTTAACCTTCTTAGCTGTGGTCACAGTGAACACCTTTGTACCGACCTCACCCTGACCAGCTTTCCATCCCGACCATGTCATATCTTCGTATTTCCCATCCACAGGTTCGGGGTCATTCATACCATAGTTATCACCTTCACATTCATAACCGAGGCTTGGTTTATTATCTTTATCCTTTTTCTTGCTGTTACATTTGGCCCACTCGGGTTCTTCATGAATCGTGAGTTGTTCTGGGGTTACCCGTACACCGTCAGCTTCGATATCAGTGATATGAATATTAAACTTGTTTGTGTGTGCAGATTGTTCTGCAACGATAAAATCATAGACGTATTCTGTGGGTTCAGTTTCTACAGGCTTAGTTTCTTCACTACCACCCATCATCATAGAAGCTATACTGGACGATGAACAACATACCATCATAAGACCAACACCGGCTAACATTGGTACAGCTGACATGATCTTTATATTACTTAGAGATAAAATTTTATATAAAGATAATGACGTCATTCCTTAAATCCGCAAAGCATGTTTTTGATGTGGAGTCAGATCTCTCCTATGTTGAGATTATATATGACCGGTACACGAGGAATAAGGGATACTCGACCTTCACCGATTACCTCAATACAGAGCCTTTCGCTGATTGGGTATCCTTAGAGTCAAATAATCACTCAATTGTTTACGAGAAGTTTCTTGATACAATGGTTAAGAAAACCTTAGAGGTGAGACAACGTATGGTTGAACTTTCAATCGAAAGTTTCTTAACTTACGATCAAGATATTCGTAAGTACGTACGTGTCGCCCACGCGGTTAAGATTCTAGATCCAACATTCCAGCCACCTCGTATTAACATGGAGAGTGCTTGGCAAGTGGAGTTTATTAAAAAGTTTTGTAAACAGAGCGTCGTCGACGCGATTCAAGAATGTAAGAAGAAGTCTCGTCTCAAGTATTTCTTCAACGTACTAAAATTAATAGAATTAGAGCAATAATAACCGCGATAAGAATCCACTTCCAAGGTGTTTTCTTATTGGAAACACCAACCTTAACTTTCTTCGGTTTTCCACACCCTAAACCGTAATCGATGTTACGTCGTGGATGAAGCGTTTTGTCCATTTGGCATGGTTGTCTCTCGTCTTCGCAAAGCCCTGTATCACAAAAAACACTCTTTGTAGGCTCGAAAATACCCTTACCCGGTGTAATTTCTTCAAAATCCTGAAAATTGCCCGTCTGTCTCACACCTCCTGGAAGGGAGAAATCGTGTTGGACAAATGGGTTGATGTCATCAATGGCAGCTTGATCATTGAGCATAAACTCACTCATTATTGTTATTACTTCAGATTATATTTCTTGTCCACCATCTTGATTTTATGTTCATCCCACATCTTGTCTAAATCTACATTTAGCATATGTGCCAATTGAAAGAGATAACTGAACACATCCCCCATTTCCATCATAACATCTGTTCCTCTCTCCTTTTTTAGATTTGTCTTCTTGTATGTTTTCTTATATTGTCGAATTGCGGATGCGAGTTCACCAACTTCTTCTGTCAGGAGAAGCCATACTGTATCGATAGGGGCACGATCCCACCCCTTAGACCGACACACCTTTTCTGTTTCACATTTGTATTTGTTTAGACTCATACTTATTCTACAGGGGACTCAAAGCTTTAATTGATTCCAATTTTGTTATTATAGTCAATCTTATTTCCAGTGGTACTGGTATTTATAGGTCGGTCCATGGGAGTACTTATGGTGTCTATATCTTTCGCATATGCGATATACTGAGACACCCCGGTTTGAATTTGTGACATGGCCGTAGATATGACACGGTCGTTCATAAACTTGACTTGCTCGTTCACATTTGAATGGTGATCACCCGAGTTGTTGATAAAAACAACTCGCATAATTCCGTACAGGTCATCAGGGTTTTGATAATCGATGGAGATACCAGTTTTGTTCTTAAACGACTGACGAATTCCACGCTGGAGAAGATTCTTATTGAATTCGGAAAAAAAGAGAGTGTTCAGTGGAGTCTCACACTGCTTGAGAGAACTGAGGTGGAGGTTATCACACATTTAATATAGTCGCCGAAAAAAATTATCCGTAGATATTAAATGCTGAACATCGCCAACTTTGACGAAGCGTATGCCACCAAACCCATGAATGCTGAACCGATTCCATGTGAAGCCCCAGAGTGCTTTGTGGGTTCTTACCCCCCTGTGGCGAAACCCGGTCAGGATGGACCATTTTTCGTAAACACGTATCTCATGCATCCTACACGTAAATTCGAGACCGTTGGAACGGTATCTGTGAGAAGTGCGGATCTTAATTGTAAGAAGTAAGTTAAAAATAAAAATTGAACAGAAAGTATATGAGGGTCATTAAACGCTCAGGTCGTATTGAGGATATGAGATTTGATAACGTCACCAATAGGATCAAGAATTTAACGTCTGGACTTTCGGACAAATGTGACTCTCAAAAAATTGCTCAACAGGTTTTTTCATCGATGTATGATAACATCACCACACAGGAAATAGACATTCTCTCTGCTGAAATTTGTATCGGTTTGATTACATCGGACCCGGATTATGAAGTTCTCGCCACCCGTATTATCGCCAGTAATATTCATAAAGTATGCCCGAATAACTTTCATCTCGCGATGCGAAAGCTCCAGAAGGCGAAAATTATCACAGACGAGGTTGTTGAAGTCGCTCAACAGGTAAAGGATTACATCAAAACTGACCGTGATTTCGACTTTGGTTATTTCGGTTTAAAAACTCTTGAAAAAAGTTACCTTCAAAGGGTTGAAGGAAAGTTGATTGAAACACCCCAATACTTGTTTATGCGTGTTGCTATTGGTATTCATGGTAAAGATATTCCCGCGGTTCTCGAAACGTATGACAAAATGTCCCAGGGTTTATTCATTCATGCAACCCCTACTCTATTCAATGCTGGTACACCTCGACCCCAGATGTCTTCTTGTTTTTTGATCGCAAATAAGGGAGACTCGATTGATGGTATTTATGGGACTCTAACCGAATGTGCTCAAATCTCAAAGTGGGCCGGTGGTATCGGTATGCATATTCATGATATTCGTGCGAATAAGTCTCGTATTCGAGGCACCAATGGTCAATCTGATGGAATTATTCCAATGCTTAGGGTCTTCAACGCCACGGCTCGTTATGTGAACCAAGCTGGTCGTCGTAAGGGTTCGATTGCTGTATATGTTGAACCATGGCATGCAGACATCATGGATTTCTTAGAACTTCGTCTCAACCAAGGTGATGAGGAGGCACGTTGTAGGGACCTTTTCAGTGCTATGTGGATTCCAGACCTCTTCATGAAGAGGGTTGAAGAAGGTGGTAATTGGTCTCTCTTCTGTCCCGATAAGGCTAAGGGTCTTTCTGATGTATACGGTGAAGAGTTTGAGGCTCTCTACACCAAGTATGAAGAGGAAGGTCTAGCTAATGCAACTGTACCAGCTACAGAAGTTTGGAAGGCCATTCTTAAGAGTCAAACTGAGACTGGAACTCCATACATGTTATACAAGGATGCCTGTAACTCAAAGTCGAACCAGAAGAACTTGGGTGTGATTAAGAGTTCTAATCTCTGCACGGAGATTATTGAATATACCGACAAAGATGAGACCTCGGTGTGCAACCTGGCGTCTATCGCACTTCCAAAGTATGTAAACAAGGAAACGAAAACCTTCGATTATGACAAGCTCCACGAAGTTACTAAAGTTGTTACAAAAAATTTGAATCGGGTTATCGATAGAAATTTTTACCCAGTTGAGACTGCAAAACGATCTAATATGAGACATCGTCCCATTGGTCTAGGTGTACAGGGTCTCGCAGATGTCTTCATCCTATGTGGTCTTCCATTTGACTGTGAAGAGTCTAGAACTATGAATGCTCATATATTTGAGACTATCTATCACGCAGCTCTCGAGGCCAGTTCTGAACTCGCAGAGGTGGATGGTTCGTACGAGACATTTGATGGATCTCCAGCATCCCAAGGTATTCTTCAACCAGATATGTGGGAAGGTGAAACCAACTTTAGTGGTCGGTACGACTGGGATGCTATGCGTGAACGTGTAAAAACAAAGGGTCTTAGGAACAGCCTCCTTCTCGCTCCCATGCCTACAGCCTCTACCGCACAGATTTTGGGTAATAACGAATGCTTTGAACCTTACACAACTAATATCTATTTGCGCCGCACCTTAGCTGGTGAATTTGTTGTCGTCAACAAGCATCTCGTCGATCATCTTAAGAATGTGGGTCTATGGTCTAAGGAGATGAAAGACCTCATGGTCAAGGCGGGTGGTTCTATTCAAAATATTGTAGACATCCCCGATGATATTAAGGCTCTTTACAAAACTGTTTGGGAAATTAGCCAAAAATGCATTATCGATATGGCAGCTGATCGCGGTAAGTTCATAGACCAGAGCCAGTCGATGAACCTGTTCATGGAAAGTCCCACAATGTCCAAGTTATCTTCGATGCACATGTACGCATGGAAAGCTGGTCTTAAGACTGGAATGTATTATCTGCGATCCAAGGCTAAGGCTCGACCAATCCAGTTCAGCCTAGAGCCAGATTGTGTGGCTTGTTCGGCTTAAAGTTTTAGATTCTAAATAAAATAGAATAATGGATACTGCTATCGAAAATCTACAGATTAATCAGTTTAATAACCGAAAAATTGTCATAAGTACTAAACAAGGTACACCTTTACGCGTTCAGTTTCCTCGAATGTATATGCCTTTTGGGGTCTCCGGTTTTACACCAGAGGTGGGTCAAACTAAGTACAACATCGATTTCGCAATCAAGGGTTATGACGAAGATGGGAGTTACATGAAGAAGTTTTATGATTCCACCCGTAAACTTGAAGATATGATCATAGATGCAGTCACTGAACAAAGTGTGAGTATTTTTGGTATGTCAATGTCGAAAGAAGAGCTTCTTCCTATGTTTAATTCAAATATTAAACAGTCTCCGGATCGTGAACCAAAGTTTAGGGTCAAGGTTGACACGACTATGGAAGACCAAATCAAATCGAACGTATTCGACGCTGATAAAAACCCATTACACGATGATGCTACTAACGGTCTCTATGCAAGAAATAGTGGACATGCTATTGTTGAACTCAATAGTGTGTATTTCTTGAACAGGAAGTTTGGGTGTACATGGAAGCTCTATCAGCTCATCGTATACGAGCCACAAAATCTAAAGGGATTTCAATTTAAACTTTAGTTTTACTTAACATTAAAATACTATATATAGCCTGAGCCTCCTTGAGCAATTTACCCTGAACTCTGGTATATTTCTTTGGGTCCAAACCAAGCTTGATTTTAGCCATTCTTACGGATTCTGACCACTGAGTGAGTGTCATCTCTTACTTACTAGCTTTGATTATTTTTTTGTAGGTCTTGCTACCCTTCTTGGGGACGAGACAGAAAGAGTCCTTCTTCTCAGCCTTCTCCTTCGCGAGGTCAATGAAAGCCATGAACTTGGGGTTCTGCTTGAGAGACTTCTTAGCAGCCTTGCTCGCCGCCTTGGAAATAATACGCCCATCCTTCATCATAAGATCCTTCTTGGTGAGACCACCAGAGGTTGCATTAGCGTTACCATGGAAAACTTCAGCACGGGAACCAACAGTCATTTATATTAAGCACGGAAAATATTCTTGATGTCCATAATAGAAATTTTAGCTGATGTCCTGTTAACCGGGATTTGAGTTTTTACACGGTCATCATTAAGAACCTCTGAGCACACGATAGATTTATGACCTTGGAGTGCCATCATTTCTTCTTCCACACTCACAAACCGTGGACACTCCTTGTAGACCAATTTTTTAACGTAAACGGCTTGTGTTTGACCGGTTCGATGACTTCTACCAATCGCCTGTAATTCAGTTGCAGGGTTCCACGCTGGGGCTGTTATATATACTCGAGTCGCATCCTGTAAATTTAACCCCTGCCCCCCACTCTTGATCTGAATGATGAAAACAGCTCCCGGGGTTGCACTTTTAAACGCATTTATTTGCCTGACCCGTTCTTCTTTAGGAACTGACCCATCAATCCTGAAAACTGGACAGTCCAATTGAGATTGAATATAGTTCATTTCACCCCTAAACTGACAAAAGATGAGACTCTTCTCCTTGGGGTGTTCTTGAATCATCCTGAATAAGGTTTCCATCTTGTTCGATCGACCTTCCCATTTTGTTGGCTTGGTTCCATTCTTCGCACCGACTCCATTTAGATACATCTGTGGCCAAATCATACACTGCCTGGCACGGAGAAGGCACTCCAAAATAACCATATTTTTGGAGTTAAGACTTTGGGTATTTTTGAATGCATCTTTAATAATATCCTGAGCCTCCAAAAAGACAAATTCGTAGAGAGCCTTCTCTTCTTTGAACATATCAAGTTCCACATTTTCAAAGATGCAAGGTGGGAGCCGAAGACGTTCGTTAATCTTAGCGAGATCATCCTTGGTTCGACGAAGGATATAGATATCTTTGATCTCTTTCGTCCTTCCTTGAACAAAATTCTTGGGAATTCCCAAAAAAGTACAAAGAGACACAAAATCCTCCATTGAATTAAATACTGGTGTACCAGTCACAATCCATTTAATATTTGTTCTCAAACGGCACACACTTTTGAACAATTTCGAAGACTTGTTTCGAATCTCGTGGCCTTCGTCTAGAATAACGCGATCCCACTGCACGTGGTGGAGAGGTGTGGATGCACCACTTTCAGCACCTTTGACGGTGAGTAGAGTGTAAGGTGCAATTGTAATATCAGCCTCTTTCATTTTCCGTTCTGGACCATCAAAGATATTGATCGTCAAGTTAGGGGCAAATCGGTTGATTTCTTCAACCCACTGTGTGATAATCGATTTGGGTACGATAATAAGCGTACGAGGCGTCGGGTTCCCGAGCATCGTACAAATCAACTGCACACTTTTACCCAAACCCATTTCGTCACACAGAAATCCACCTTTGGGTCCTGATTTTTGATTTTCCATTCCAAGCATCCATTGTACACCTTCTCTTTGATAGGGTACGAATAGACGCCCGTTTAGGGAGTCTGTTGCGAGTTTGTATTGGTCTTCAGTCGTCATCGTAGAAGTCCTCCCCGGGGAGTGTCTCAATTTCACAGACAACTGGTGCAGGTTCTTTTTTCTTTCGAGTCTTCTTCAACTTAGGTTTTGGAAGTTCATCTATGTGTTCACGGAAATAGAGAACTTTATCCCAAAATTCCCTCATGACTGGGAGATAAGTCTTCCACCATTCACGATCACGAGGAACGTTAACTACATCAAATTCTTCAGGTTTGGGCCAATTGGTTTCAGCTGGTTTATATTGGATAAAATCTGCTGATTCTAGGTCTAAAATCTCCATACATAGTTGAAGCTGTGGCATGTAATGAATAGGCACTTCTCCGGGTATGATCGCTCTTTGTGGAGGGCATTTAATCTCCACGAGTTTTCCAGATTCAGTGACACCATCGGGACTTCCACCTAACCAATCTTCAACTGGGTGAGGGCAAAGACCAAGTTCATGGACAACCTCTCCATGCCTCTCTTCATATAGAATACGTGCCTCGTCCTCATACTTCTCACCGTGTCGTGTAGCTGCATTTCCGGTAAACTTTTCACCGAGACCACATTTTTTGAGTAGAAGTCCTTCAGGTGTTTCGTATTTATTAACACCAATGGCTGTAGCGGCATCTGAAGCGGTTAACATTTTGCCACGAAGAGCAAGCCATTCTTCCGATTTTTGTGCTGCATACTCACGTTCTAACGCTGCTTTAACATTCGGGTGCATGTTAACTTAATTATAATTGTATTTTTTAACCTCATCTAGGACTTGAAAATACATTTGTGCTGCATTTTGTTCAGCTTGTTTTTTACTTTTTGCAGCACCTCTCGCACGAAACATATTGTCGATGTAGATGTCAATATAGAATAAACCTTCGTGATGAGCACATACACGGTATTCTGGTAGTTGCCAGTTATTTACCTGACAATGACGCATGAGATGGTCCTTATAGTTATCATCAACCATGATAGAGTTCATATCAACAATCTCAGGATCTTGGTAAATCCTAAGAATAAACTCCTTAGCATGGATGAGACCAATATCCATATAAATAGCACCAATGAGGGCTTCAAAAACATCCTCAAGAATTTTTGGATTGTTATTCCATTGGTTGCGCATACCCTTTTCATCCATAATCACAAGTTCATTTAAATTGAGTGTATTAGCAATCTTAGCTAAAGTTTCACCACGAACCAGCTTTGTACGAGCTTTGGTGAGGAACCCTTCTTGCTTACTTTCGTATCGATCAAACAAAAACTTAGTGATAACAAACCCTAGTACGGAGTCACCAATAAATTCAAGTGTTTCAAATGATTCTGTAAACTGTTCATACTCTTTTAGAGCGGATTTATGTGTAAAAGCTCTTTGGTACAAATCAAGATTTTTGATCTTTGTACCAACAAGTTCTTCAATTCGTGTCTTATCAACAAAGACAACCATGTTTTATTATGTTATGTTTTTATTTTTTAAGCCTTTTCCTTCTTGATGTAGTGAGGAGAAAGGTACTTTTGGAGGTTAAGGTAAGTAACAACAACGTCGGCGGGAGGAGCAAGAAGGTCCCGAAGCTTATCGTCGAGAATAATCTGGCGGCCGTTCTCGGGGTGCTTAAGACCCTTCTCAGTGATGTACTTGTTGACAAACTTGGTAACCTC